GCCTTACGGGCCGCTCGCTCCTCGCTGAGAGCCTTCTTACCGGCGTCGCCAAGGTCGGTGTCACCATCCTTGGGCTTGCCCTCGTTCCCGTCCGTGCCCTCAGGGCCGTTCTCAGGAGCGTTCCCGGTGCCCTCGTTAGGGTCACCGTCCTTGGGCGAGCTGTCAGCCGGGCCGTTCGGGTTGGGGTTGTCAGGCACTAGGAATCGCTCCTAAACGATGTATCCATGCTTCTTGAGAAGCTTGATTTGCAACTCACGATCGCCGTGAGCGTTCTTCAAAATCTGTTCGGGCATGAGTCGGGCTTCACCGACACGCCGGTACTTCTTACCGGCTTGCTTCTCAAGCTCGGCCCCGTTTCGAACGAGAGCCTTACCGCCAATACCGCGCTTGGTCGTGCCCTCGGTCGTAACCTTCTTGCCGTTCGTGGCCGTAGCCATACCGCGACGAGCGTTGACCACCTGACCGATATCAGCGCCATTACGGAGCGCGTCAGCACCGGCCTTGCCGAATGCCTTGTCTTGCTGCTCGGGAGACATCTGCTTAAACAGATCCTCCGGGCTAGCCGACTTACGCCACTCCTCGTCACTCATAGGTTCCATGCCGCAATCGCAACCAGGGTGCCGCTTGAAACCCTCGCTGTAGCTGTACTGACGACCGGCCAGGATGATGCAACGCGAGCAAGCCGGAAGACGCACCGTTCGCACGTACGACACGCAGCGAGGCTCAGCAGCCATCGCAACCGACGTAGCAGCGCGGGACGTGTCGGCAAGAGTCGTTGCAACAAACTTGGCCATTTGGTTGAGACCGAGGATTGCCGCATCCTCAGCCGTCATGCCCGCAGCAATCCCCTGCGCCGACGTAACAGCCGGTAGATACAGGAGAGTTGCAAGGTTCCGGCCGTCAGACGCCAGACCGGCGAGCGAGCCAGGAACGAGCCGCCCAAGGGGGCCGAATGCCGCACCCTGAGACATCATCACGCTAGTCACGAACGATTGGGCACCCTGAGCAACCGACAGTTGCCCGGCAAGTACCGCGTTCAGGATCTGCCTGCCGGTCTCCCCCTGCATCGCGCTGAGGATCCGGTCCGGGGTGGCATCGCGCCAAAGCCCCTGAACGGCTTCTAGAACGCCTCGCGTAACCGAGGTGGTCTCGTCATACCTAGCTTGGGCCAGAGCCCCGGAGACGGCCATTTAGACCCCCTCCGGTGCCCCACCCGCGTTGTCGGTCGGCTGCTCTGCCGGAGCATCGTCCGGCTTAGGGCCAAACAGACCCGCAATGTTGCCCCCGACAATCGCGGCAGCCTGGTCATCACGCATCGTCTTCCAACGCTCAATCTCGTCCGGAGTCACACCCGGGATTCGCTCCCACAGCGCCTCATCCGGAACGTTGATTGCCTTGAGCTTGGTAAGCGCGTCGGCGTACTGCGCGTCAGAACGGAACTGCGGATCACGCCACACAACCGACCCAAGGGCCAGAGAGTCAGCACGAGCCGCATCACCCTTGGCAAGCGCGTCCAGCCGCATAAGCTCACGGAGCGACGCACCGAAGAACCGTTGACGCTCGGTCACCTTGGCCACAAGACCAGACTCAGCAGCCGCGAGAGCGTCAGCCGAAATGTTGACCACCTGACCAAGCAGGTAATGCGGAGGCGTACGCGTCTGTGCAGCGATGTGCTGGACGGCCGTACCGATCACGTTCGTGTAGTTCGTGAGGTCAGCAGCCGAGAACTCAGCGATACCCGCAGACTCAGACTCAAGCCAGAGCAGCCGGTTAGACCGGTACGGCTCAAGCGGTAGGTCTTCCTCGCCGACAACCTCACCATCGTCGTCCGTGATCTCACGCGTAGGCCGGTCCATGCCGGTAACCACACGCGCGGGAACCGCGAGAGCGTCAGAGTTGGTTAGAAGGTGAGCCCAAAGGGTGTTAACGGTGTCCTGTAGCGGAGCAACGTTGGCAACCTCAGAAACCGGCTTGCCCTGTAGGCGAGCACGGTTCTCGAAAGCGACGAGCGGAACAACCTTGAGCGGGTTAGGCAACTCAGTCTCAAGCACCCAAGTGCCCGAACCAAAGACACCCATGTTGTTCTCATAGTCGTCCGCACCGGCGTAGCCGATAGGTCGAGAGAATCGGAACACCTGATCAGGAGTGAACAGCGTCGCGTACTCACGCGCATCGTCCGTCCAAATCAGCATCCCGTACCGGCGCACACGGCGCTTGCCCGGGACGTACTCGACGATTGCACTCGTCGCGTCGTAGAACGTGATCTCAGTCTCAGGCCCGTCCGGACGCCACACGAGCGCGTACGAGCGACCCGAAATCAGAGCCTCAAGCAGCGCAAGACTGATCTCAACATCGCACTCATTGCGGCGCCAAGAGTCCCACGCATCCGAGTCAAGCGACCCGTCATCAAGACGGAACGCCATAGGCATTAGCCGCTCAAGCGTCGAGTCAACAATTACCTGAGTCCAGTTGTCCGCGAACCCGTCGAATAGGTCACCGGCGATATTCGAAAACTCCGGAGACGCAAACTTGAGGTTGTGCTCTCCGTTGTAGTAGGCGCCGTACTTCCTGGCGTTCGAGCCACGCTTCTTGAGCTTGGCGTACAGCCTGACTAGCACCTGAGCGGGGGTCTCAGCCATGCGTCAACCCCCTTCCCTAGGTGGTCAGTTGCTGAATTCAGTAGTTGCCTACGCGCTAGCGGCGCGGGACTTCTTGAGGGGCCGACGGACATAACCGTCAAGGGCCATGACAGCCGCAGCGATACCATCAATACGAGCCTTGGACTGATGACGGTCCGGCTTACGCGGACGGATGTTGTCGTTACCGTCGGCGTAGATCTCTACGCAAGCAGCGTTCCAACGCAAGATGGGATTGCCACCGTGCTTGACGCGTCCCTCGCGTAGCAGCCGCTCAAGCTCCTTAGAGCCCGGGGACATACCCAAGTAGGTCTGCGCGACCGGGACGACATCAACACCCTTGGTCTTCTGGTCAACGCGCTGCACAAGCTGACCGGCAAACATGCGGTCATAGCTCACACGCTGCACGTTCAACCGGCGACAGTCGGCAATGATCTGCTTTTCAATCGTGCCGTAGTCGATAGCGTCGCCCTCAGTCAGCGTTAGCCAACCCTCACGAGCCCATTGACGCAACGGCATCTGAACCTGAGCCTCAAGCTCGTCAACACGCTCCTCGGGTAGCCAGAAGCGCGAGACAAGCTCAAGCTCAACCCCCGGTTGGCGAGACTCAACAGCGAGCACCCAAGCGGAAAGGTCAGACACGGCCGAAAGGTCGACGCCACCCCATGCACGGCGATAGCGGAACTTCTTCTCGTCCACCGTTCCGGCATTCGCATCCCACAGCGGCATAGGGAGCCACCGGATAGACGAGCGCATACGGCGATTGAGAGACAGTCGACAGAACGTCGGGAAGTACGAGGGGGTTGACTTAGCCTTCTCGGCCTCACGTCGCAGATACGACAACGAGGGGGAAACACCAAGCCCCGGGTTAGCGCGTCGCCAAGTCTCCTCAGCGAACGGGTCCGCATCCTCAGGAGCAGCCCAAATCACGCCGTAGTGACCAGGGTCGGTAACGACACCCTCAGCGACACGACGCGTATACGTGTGCTTCTCGTCGTAGATCGAACCCTCTTCGCCCTCATCTGCGGTCGTGATGAACACAATGAGTGGCTGATCTCTAGCGCCCGTTCCAGTCTCGATCGCGTCAACGAGGTCACGCGACTTATGAACGTGAACCTCATCAATGATCGCGCCGGACACGTTCAAGCCGTGGGCAGTCTCAGCGATCTTAGAGAGAGCACGGAAGACACCACCCGTGCGAGGCACCCGAAGAACGTTCCTCAGGATCTCCACACGGCCGCGTACGGCCTTGGAAGTCTCCGCCATACGCTTAGCGTCCTCGTACACACGGCGAGCCTGCTCAAGCGAACCTGCGGCCGCATAGACCTCAGCACCAACCTCACGGTCAGCGAGGAGCAGAGCTAGGCCGATGCCCGAGGAGAGAGTTGACTTACCCGCCTTACGCGGAACCTCAATCCAGACCGAGCGGATAACGCGTACGTCCCGTTCAACCTCAGGGTCATACCAAAGCCAACCGAAGATGGGGAAGACAACCCACACCTTTTGCCAAGTCTGAAGCTTGAGCGGTGAGTTGCCCCAACGGCCCTTGGTGTGCTTGAACGACTCAATAGCCTTAAGCGCACGGGCCGCATGCTCAACCGAGAAGTAAGCACCCTCGCGCGCATCCGCCTGCATGGCGTTGACGAGGGGCCGACGCTCCCAAGCATCCCTGATCTCCTCGTCCGTCATCCCAAGCTCAATCAGAGCCTCGTACGGAACCGGCAGAGAATCAGGGTCAAACTCGTCAGTCGAAAACGTCGTCATCCTCTCCCCCAGACTCAGGCGGCGTGATCCTTGCCGCTGAGGAAGGGGAAAGACCAAGCTCACCCGTTAGCGACCGGAAGTGAGACCGGTACTGATTGACAATGGTGATCCACGGGTTTTTGACCATGCCCCGCTCAGTCTCGACAACGAGACCTTGACGGGAAAGCTCACGCTCTGCCTGCCAGATGCGGGCGGCGGTAATGCAATACTCAACGGCCGTTTCACGCTGAGGGTCCGACAGACCAGCGGACATGACGAGCGCCGGAATGGTCGTTGACCACACAGCAGCAGCCTTGGCGCGAACGTCCTTGTGACCCTTGAGCTTGCCGGGCAACACGTCTTCCCAGTCAGGCTCACGAGGAGCCGACGGAGCGAACGAGGCACCGGGCGACTGTCGGTCAGCACGGAACGTTCCCTCACGGACCGCCGTTAGGTGAGGCTTGGGCTTGGCGCCAGGTACGGCCACGCTCAGTCACCTCCGCAGAAACGGTCTGATCAGCCATCGTAGGTTTTTGCCTCCCTGCCGCTCGGCGTACGAGGGGGGAGGGGGTCACCCCCCAGGGTGGGGGTACTCAGCGTGACAAATCCGTGTCGTTTGCGAACCGACCGTAAGCATTCAACGTCACACTCTGTGCGCCTCGCTCATGCGCCCAACCACCAGGTTGATGCTTAGCCGTCTCCTTGTTATGACACGACGTGCACAAGGGTCGTAGGTGCTTGGGACTATCAGGGTTCGGATCACCCTTAGCCTCAAGCTCACGTCGACTCAATGGGTAATGGTCAGCCACTGTCGCAGCACGAGCACAGAGCAAGCACCAAGGATGCGCATAGATGTATGCCTTACGTACACGCTGCCACTTGGTCGTGTACACAGCACCACCACGTGACGCACGATCCTTGTTGGCCTCACGCTTATGCTCAGCACACCTACCACCTGTAGTTAGCTCAGGGCACCCAGGTACAGAGCATGGGGTACGAGGCTTACTAGGCATGGGCTATCCAGGGGGGTAGGCAATGCAGGGGGTAGGGCATAGAGAGAAGGGGGGCTATGAGCACACACAGGGGGGCTCAATAGAAGGGGGTGGGATACACACACCCGGGATAGCAGTTACTGAATTCAGTACGTGCTAGGTGATAGCCTGAGGCTATGGAAACTAAGGTATGTACAGCGTGTAATGAGGACAAGCCACTAACGGCCTTTGGCAAGGACGCTAACCGGGCGGACGGCTACGGCTCACAGTGCAAGCAATGCAAGGCAGACGCTCAGCGCAACCGCATGCAAAGCAAGCCCCATAGCCACCGTGACTCAAAGATCAAGGAATCGGCACGTAGCCTTGGGCTCACCCTTGACGAGTACGTTGAGCTACGCACATCCCCTTGCGACATCTGCGGCAAGGAGGGAAGCGAGGACGACCCGAACAGCGTCTACCAGGACAAGGAGACCAGCGAGATTCGCGGAGTCATCTGCAAGCCCTGTGCGCGAGCCTTGGGCCATTTCAAGCACGACCCTAAGCGACTCAGCAAGGCACTCGACTTGCTCTCATAAGCAGGTACTGAATTCAGTACATGGTCTAAGTGGCAGGTTTCGAACCTACGGCCTCACGGTCCCAAACCGCGCGCTCTGCCTACTGAGCTACACCTAGAAAGTGTCCCAGCGCACGAGTGAACGCACGTAAGGACCGTACCCGCTGAGGGATTCGAACCCCCATGCACTTGATCCTAAGTCAAGCGGCTTTACCAATTTGCCTAAGCGGGCTTGAGGGCTACTAGCTTCCCGTCCCATAGGTGACTAGCCAAGGGGTTAGGGCCGGTGTTCACCCAGGGTGCATATCGTCGACCGGTCAAGGTCTATTGTCAGCACCTGGCTGGCTAGGCTGGATTCGAACCAACAACCGCCCGGGTAACAACCGGGTACTCTGCCGTTGAGTTACTAGCCATTGCGTGAGAACCGGTACACCGACCGGCCGAGGAGTGCATGCCCCGCTTACCTCTCACGCTCCGTGATTCGGGTTGGACTTGAACCAACGACACGGGGATTAAGAGCCCCCTGCTCTACCAACTGAGCTACCGAACCGAAGTGCCGACCCTTGGACTCGAACCAGGGACCTCCGGGATTTCACTCCGGCGCTCTACCAACTGAGCTAGATCGGCAAACGCTCACGCGTGCTCAACCCTGGGGAGAGGGAGGGGAGACACCACGTGAGCTAAGCAGAATGCACGGCCTCAGACCGCCAGTGCGAATGTGTGTGCGCGGGAAACGCGCTTTCTGCTCTACATATACTAGAGCGCAAGCACTTCCTACCGGGGCACCCGGGATTCTCCACAGCGCGGGAGGGGCGCGAGCCGCCACTATGACGACTGACAGAAATACGTCACTTCTCGGGTTAACGCCACAAGGGCTTAAAGAGAGACTATGTATAGGTGATCTGAACTCTACGTCATTTCATCATTCGTCATCATTGAACTTGGGCTAATCGGACATTGAGCCCTCTCACCTCTCCCGCTGTACTCACAGTTATCCACAGGATGTGGAAAAGCCCCGCCTCAGGTCATCCCGAGACGGGGCTATCTATGTGACTCACATCACAGGGTCATTCGTCCTCGTCATCCGTCGGGGGCTTAGCCCACTCAAGCGACAGACGGGCATCGGCGTCATAGTCGACCCCCAGGAAGTTGCCTCCCCGGTGCGCTGCCTTCTTGACCGTCACCTTGTCCACGAACAGCGTCAGGAACGCACGCCGCTCGTCCAGCGTGGCAGCGTGCCACCAAGAGCCTTCCCCTATCGGATCCTCGTCCGCCTCACCCCGCCAAGAGTCCAACGGGAGCGCGGGCATGTCGAGTTGATCAAGCTCCGCCAAGCGGAGAGCGGCCGCATTGATCCGAGCGTTGATCTTGTCCTTACGCTCACGGAACCGCTTCCGGCCAACCGGGTCGTCATAGTCCCCGTTTTCCTCGCGGTCGTACAGGTCCTCTAGCGCGCGAACGTCCGACGCACGGGCCTGGACAAGCTCTTGACGCTCACCGGCCGTCTGAGGGGCTTCTATGCGCTGTGCATACCGCCTCGTCGCCTCACGCAGGAGTACGAACGTCTCAGGGTCATCGTCAAAGTCTGCCGAGCGAATGCGGTTCATGACCCGCCGGGCAAGCCACTCGTCTACCTGGTGAGCCGCAATCGAGTTGCCCCCCTCATGCGTCCGGCCCACGTCATCCGTGCGCGAACGAGGGCACCGGTAGTTGACTGCCCCACCCTTGGGACCGAACCGGGTCATGCCCTTGCTGCACTCACAATCGAGCAGCCCCGACCCGGCAAGCAGCGAGGCACCGTTAGACGCACGACCGGCACGCTTACGGGACTTCATCCAACCCCTGAGGGTGTACCAATCCGCAGGGTCAACGATCGCGGGGTGTGCGACCACCTCACGGCCGTCCTCGTCGCGTTGAATGACGTACTCACGCGTCTTACGCCGTAGCTCCTCGTCAGCCGCCTTGTAATACACGTAGTCGGCCCCGAACCCGGCAATGCGCGGGTCAATGAGGATGCGGGTGACTGACGACTCGTTCCATGACGCAGCACGCTTGGGAATGGCTTTGGGGTTCGCGTTCATCCATTCAACGGCGCTGAGGATGCTTGCCGGGTGCTTCCCGTGCTTGTCCGGCTTAGCATCCATATTCGAAAGGATGTGCGAGACGAGGTCAGCGAGGATCGGCCCCTCAACCGGGTGAGGCTTGAGCGTGTGAATGGCTACGCCGTCCTTGAGCACCTTTTCCGCTATGAACCCGTACGGGGCCGGACCGCCCACATAGCCGCCTAGGTCACGGGCTTTCTTCTTGGTCTTCCGGACGTTCTGACTCTTGAGCTTGCTCTCTTGGTGGTTGCCCTCAAGGCGAGCGAGAAGGGAAATCAGACTGCCGAAATCGTCCGGGATGAACGTGCCCTCAGTCACTGAGGTAATCGTGACCCCATAGGCCCACAGCTCACGGACAACCCCCAAGACCTCAAGGGGCTTTTGCCGAGAGAACCGGCTCATGTAGTAGACGATTACGTGACTGAACCGACCGGCACGAGCATCCCTAAGCATGCGGTCAAAGTCGGGACGCTCGGCCCTAGGGTCATAGCCGGAAATGCCTACGTCCCGATAGTGGTAAGTCGACGGACAGAGCAGCCCAAGGCCGTTAGCCTTCTTGACTGACTCCTCAAGCTGAACAGCGGGGGATGCCTCAGAGCCGTCATTCTTCTTACGGCTCTGCCGGACGTAGACCGCCGCCGTCTGTGCGGCGCCCGCCCCTGCGACTACGTCGATAGCTCCTGCCAACCCAGTTGTCATGCCCTAGAGCATACATCCAATTGCCCTGTCACCGAACAGTGAACGGGGAAATAGATGTACGTGCTGACCTGCGGTTATGCCCCTGAGGGGGCCGCAACAGTCAGGCACCCGTGATCCACTTGGATAGATGGGTCTAGCACGTGATTGCATAAGCGGAACAACTCAATCCGGTCAGTCGGGGGGACACATGGGCAATCGCTCAGCAACCAAGTCAATACCGCTCGGGGGGAAGGTTGCATACGGCATGCTCGCTGCCTCGCTCCCCCTCGCGTTCTTCCTCGGACGCGCCGACCACGACGCGCACACCGACGAACAGTCAGTGATACCGGCTGACATTGTGCCCGGTGAGGAGAGCACTGAGGGCCGACCCGGTAGCCGTCTGGCCACACCCTCAGCGCGTGACGCCGACGAGCCCCAGGAAGCCCCTGAGAGCCCCGTTGCCGACGAGGACACCCGACCGGCCGACGAGGACACCAAAGCCCCTCAGGTGCCCGTTCAGCCCCTCGCTGAGGCCAAGGCGCACCGCACGCCGGACAAGCCTGCCAAGGCAGAGCACGAGCACGCCAAGAAGCGCAAGCACGCCAAGGCAACCAAGGGCAAGCACAAGGCCAAGGCCACGCCGACCAAGCCCAGGGCGACCGAGCAGCCCAAGCCCCGGTCCAAGCCCAAGGCAACGGCCAAGCCCAAGCGCAAGGCGCCCAAGGGGCCGGTCACTTCATTCGTTGAGCACGTCACCGGCATTGAAATCCCGGAACCGCTCAACCCCCTGCACATGTTCCTGTCGCGGGTCAGCGATCAGCCCCTAGCCGTCTCGTACGACGAGCACGCCGACATGATGACCATGACGGCCGTACTGACCGACGAGACAGCCGTACAGGTGGACGTGTCCGGCGCTGAGGACTGCTCCCGCAAGGACCCGGCAACGATCACAGCGCAGACCATTGACCCGCAGACCGAGGAGCCGACCGGCGAGCCCGTCACGGTCGACGTGACCAACCCCGACAACCTCTCAAGCACCGGCATTGCAGCCGCCGTTACGGCCGTCCTCACGGACGCAGACGAGCCCCGGCCGCTGGATACCTCATCCAACTAACCGGGGCCCGTTAGAGTGGCCACGGAAGCCCCCGAACACCATTTCTGTTCGGGGGCTTTCCCTTACTCCTCTCTCGTCACCCGCGCATGATCAGAAGCCGTCCGACGGAATAGATCATGGTCCGGATTGAAGCCGGTGTGACTCATGCACCACAGCTCAACTTCTTCGGACGAGTCCTTAGGGCCGGAAGTCTCCGCGCAACCGCCCTTGGCGCAGAACGCCTCAAGGATCCAACCGCCCTCGTCCACGTGCCGAATGGTGTGCTTGACGTACTTCAAAACGGTGCTCACGAGGCACCACCTGTCAGCGCGTCGTACAACTTCACCTGAGCCTCAACCACGGCATGCAGCCTTTGCCATGTCGGCGCGTGAACCGTGTGATCAAGCCCGTACGCGTCTCGACCCCACGTGTCCTTGATCGCGTCCACCGCATAGGGCGACACGGCGTACCAGTGAGGGGGGTTGTCCTTGTCCGGCCTTGAACAGAACGAACCCCACCCCGGAGGTAAGGGAGTTACAGCCGTTACGAGCGCTTGCCCCTGCCCCGGAGTGGGGTGAGAGTCAAGCGACATTCTCAACGCCGGAGCGTTGTCCGCTTGGGTCATTGTTCGATTTTCCTAACTCAGCGTCAGGCCCGGTCTGTTACCAGGCCAGTTACGCCAGATTACGCCCCAACTACTCAAGTGTGTAGGTGGTTCGCCCAACGGTCACCCTTGACGCGCCGTCCCTAATCCGCTGAGCAGCGCTCTCGAATTCAGCCGCCCGGTCCGTGGCATCCCGCGCATGCCGCTCCCACATAGCCGCACGCCCCTCAAGCTTGGCAAGCAGCTCTGCCGCACTGCTGTACGGCTTGACCTTGGGCGGGGCAATCCCGTGCATCAACTCATCCATGCCGCGAGCGTACCCACCTAGGCAGCGAGGAGACCCGCCCCATGCTCGTACGCCAGGAACAGCGCCGCATCATCGGGCGCCGGACGGTACCGGCCAGAGCCCGGACACCGGACCCACCTCACGAGCGCCACAAGGGCGCCTGAGGCCGTGTCACGGGCCACGATGCGAAAACCCTCGTACGGCTCCCCCATGGGCGTCAGGAAGCGTTCTACCAACGTTGCCTGAGCCCGCATGAGCGGCCCAAGCTCCTCGTTGCTCATGACGATCTCGTGCCCCAGGGATGGCACCCGCAGGCACGGACGCCACGCGACACCCTCAGAGCCCCGGACGAGAACCCCAAGCGTCATGCTGACCCTGAACGACGACACTGCACTACCCCCGCCTTGTGATCCGGAACCCTGTACTCCAATTATGAGGTTCTTAAGAGTTCAACAAGAGCGCCGTAAGGATTATTCAGGGATCCTTCTTAAGTCGTACAACCGGGCTCACCCCTTAGACCTCAAGCGCATGGCCGTTACATCCAGACCAAAGATAGATGTAGCGCCCACGCATCTAGGTGCAGACACAAAGAAGCCCCCCGCCTAGGTGACGGGGGGTCATCTTCACTCGTCGGGCTCTTGCAAGAGGATCATCTCTGCTGTGAGCCAGGATCTTTCGAGCACTTCCCGGACCATCTTCCGGCGCTCTATGATCTCGTCGATTTCCATCAGGTCCAGCATGATCCGGGCCTCTTCGCTCAGCTCGTCTCTGTTCATGTGAGAACAGTAGCACGAAACGAGGCAGATACTGAATTCAGTACCTGCCTCCCCGTGTGGGCTAGGTCACGCTGCTACGTCAAACCCCCGCTTGAGCATGAACCGGCGGTACATGCCCTCAGGCACCGCGCGGTGCTCAGGGAACTCCCTGAGGTACTGCTCAAGGGTCTTGCCGAACAGACCCCGGAAGTAGCTCGGGAAGTCACACCGGGCGGCCTCAAGCCGGTTGCGGTACGCCTTGACCGAGCCCCGCATGTCAGCCGCCTTGACGCCGACCTTACGAGCAGCGCACGAGGAACCGGCGTACAGACGCGAGCCGTCCTCAAGCTCAAGCACAACCGTGCTCTTAAGCTCAACCCGTCCGCACACCTCACACGTGGTGGACTCGTCCGTAATCCCAACGATCTTCCAACCCGACATGTCCCGCTCCGTCCCTCGTTCCTGCTGACAAGAGAACGCTAACACGAAAAGAGGGCAGATACTGAATTCAGTACCTGCCCCCTAGTGTGGGCTAGGTCACTCCTCTTGCTGCCACGCCCGGAACTCCTTTGCGTTGTCCATGATGTCAGCGAACAGCCACAGAGCCTCGCTCTCCGGGAACGTCAGCCGCACCGGCCCCCTCACGCTCTCCTCAACGAGCATCGTATAGACCTTGGACCCGTCCGCGCCGGTCACAATCCCGGAAGACAGGATGCGGTCAACCTTGAACTTGATACGGGGCTCAGCGGGCTCCTGAGCGCCCTTGGGAGCGTCCGGCATGGTCTTGGTCTCCTCGTCCTCGTTCACCGGCTCAGCGGTGTGCTCAGCCTCGTACTTCTCGGCCTCAGCCTTGGCGTCCGCGTAGGACACGCCAACGAGAGAGGCAATCTGCTTGTCAGCGATCACGACCGGGTCAATCTCCCCCACGAGCTTGAGGGACCAAACCTCAACCTCCCACAGCCCCTTACCGGCGCTCCGTACGTTGTAGCGGAAGCGCTCAGACTCGGCAACGTAGGTCATGCGCTCAAGAGCGTCCCGCGTCCGCTTGAACGTGAGTGCCTTGGGGGTCTCGGTCACCTCGTCCTCAACCGGCGCCTCAGCGGCCTCAAGGGCAGCCTCAGCGGCCTTCTCGCACGTCTTGCAGAGCTTGCGCCCACCGGTCTTACGAGCGGCCTCAAGCGCCTCAGCAAGGCTCTCGTAGCTCGCACCCTCAGCGAGGCGACCCCGGGTCAGCGTGCCGCACGCGTTCTGTGCGTAGTAGGTGATCGCGCCGTCCACCTCGTTGCCACCACCCGTAGTGCGGGCACCGATACCAGCGATGTGGTTCGTGGTCCGGTTGTATCGGATGGTGAACATCTGCCGTCTCCCCTGGGCCGTTTCCTGCTGACAAGAGAGACGCTACAGGCTCACGCTCCCCCACGCAAGGCAACTACTGAATTCAGTACCTGCCAAAGATAGATGTAACGCCCATGCATTGAACTTGTTCACAAGCTAGGGCAAAGGAAAAGCCCCCTTCCGGGGGCCGTCCCTCCTAGCGGCGGAACTTGCTGCGGTCCACGTTGTGGGCGACAACCTCAAGGTTGATGTAGATCTCGCCGTCCGTGATCCGGCGCGCGGCGTCAAGCTCGTGAGCGTACTCGTTGGTGAAAGTCTGGCCGGTCTCGGTGTCCTTGAGAGTGACGTAGAACATTTGGTTTCTCCTTGGTCGGTGTCTCGCTGACAAGAAGAACACTACCCGTCCGAGAGCCCCAATGCAAGGCAGGTACTGAATTCAGTAGCTGACTTGACAGGTTGACAGACGTGCCCTAACTTTAGTCACGGTGGGAGCCGACCTTAAAAAAAGTCACGTAGGGTCACCAACTCGCCGGCCTCCTGACCCAACGTAATCACAGCAGGTCAACGCAGGAAAAGCCCCCTCCGAAGAGGGGGCCCTTGGTCCTACTTGAGGTTCGCGGTTACCTTCTCGCCACCCTCAGCGTCAATGAACTCAACCACCAGCGAGCGGACGAACGAGGGGCGACCGATCCACTCGGCCGTTCCCATGGCCCACGGGAACCCATAGCCGGTCATCCCGTCCCAGTGGCCACCGTCACGGTAGACGTTCCAGCGACCCGCACGGGCCCGGTACTCAGTCTCAAGCTCCTCAGCGGTGATCGTGCGCTCAATCAGTTCCATGGTCTCTCCCCTTGCGTGCCGTGCGTTCGCTTACGAGACGGAGTTAAGCACGAACGACGAGCCCAACGCAAGGCAGGTACTGAATTCAGTAGCTGACCCTAGGGACGCTCGTACGTGGTCTCAGGTGTGACCACCCGAGCAATCCCGCTAGCCCGTATGAGCGTCCAGCAAGCCGGACACGGCTCACGCGTGCTGTACAGCGTGGCCCCTAGCCGCTCCTCAGGGCTCGTGTGCCGAATCGCGTTGCGCTCAGCATGGTCCGCAATGCAGTTGCTGTAGTCGCTATCACGTGGGCACTCATCCGGGCTCAACTTCCCACGGGGGCAAGCCCCTTGAGACTTGCAACCCGGAACCCCGGAAGGGGCACCGTTGTACCCGGTCCCCCTCACGTCCCGCTGAGCGTTCACGAGGATTGCCCCCACCTGAGCACGCGTACAGTCCGCGCGAGTAGCCGCCCAAGCAGCACCGGCGAGAAAGTACGGGTCCCAATCGGGTCGGTCGGTCACTTGCGCTTCCCCTCGTCCTCGTACCGGGTGCAGACGGTCACGATGGACGTTCCCGGCACAACCTTGCCGTTCACGATCGTGGTCGTGCTCACAACCTGAGTGCTGTAGTCCAGACACTTAGGGCCCGGGTCGCAAGCCGTGAGAGCCAGAGCCCCCACGGCAGCCATACCGGCCAGAGCAGCCGCGCGGGCATTGTGCCCCTGAACGTGGTAATTCAACATCTTCACTTGGCCTCACTCCCGTACGGAGCCTCAGGAATGTCCTGAACGGACGCAGGAGCGCGGTTCCGCAGATGACCGAGCACGAGCCCCGCGAACGCCTGTAGCTCCGCGTCTGCGGCAACGTGGTGCCTCTTACCCAACACGTCTCGCCAAGCCCTCAGGTTGCCCGTAACCACCATGTCGACCGGGGCAGCGTTCGGAAGCACCGACCGAGCAGCCTCACGCGCCTCCTTGCGCTTGAACCCCCGTGCGGTCAGATCCTCAACAAGGTACTCATACACCCGCAGCGTTCCGGCGTACGCGTTCTTGATGGCAGTCTCAGCCGGGGTCCCCTCAGCAGCAGGAGGAATCACGGGCTCAGTACCGTCGTACCGAACGTACCGCTGAGACACGACCGAGAACGACAGATGCCGGTGACGCGTCAGCTCAGTGAGCAGCGCACGCGATACGCCCCGGACGAGGAACGTCACCGACGAGTGCTCAAGCACCG